TAGTCGGCGAAGAGGATGGCCCCCGGTTCCTCTGGTGCACTGCTCGGGGCACGGAAGACGATGTGCTTCCCCAAAGCCATGGTGAGGTGACCAGTCATCGCCCCACCGCCGATATCGAGGTAGTTGGCATGCGCGTGTGAGGCGGAAGCGAAACTGGATGCATGGTAACCATCCACCATGTCGGCGTTGAGGTTGGTGCAGAGGGTTCCGTTGGAGACCGCCACCTGGTTGCCCGCGTTCCCCGCATGGTAGCCATCCACCATGTCGGCATTGAGACCGCTGGCATCGACGGCAATCGTCACCGTCTTGGTGCTGGTGTCCGCCGCGAGACTGATGTTGCTCCCCGCCGAGAACTGCAGCGTATCCGTCTTGCTGGTGGCAGAGATGGTCGTCGATCCCACCGTCACATTGGAGAAGGCGTTCTGGTTCACCTCGGCTCCCGCTTGGATACCGTCCAGCTTGCTCTTGTCGGAGCTCGACATGAAACCAGCACTGCCCGAGGTCGCATTGGGGTGCGTATGGGTTGCCGAGGCGAAGTCACTGGCGTGCTGACCATCCACGGTGTCCGCGTCCAGACCGGAACTAGAACCCTGGTTGAGGGCGAAGGTCACGGTCTTGGTCGTCGTGTTGGGAGTGAGAGTCAGTTGCGTCGTGGAGCTCGCCAGCGTCAACCTGTCGTTCCCCTCCGTCGCCTCGACGTCAGTGGTCCCGACGCGAACCTTGCCGAAGTTGATGAGGCCAGAAGAGGACGAGAGCTCATCCAAGAGGCTCTTGTCCGCCGCACTCATGAAACCCGCACTACTGGTCGTCGCCACCGGGTGCGTGTGGTCAGCTGCTGCCGCACCGATAGCCCCCGGAGTCAGTGCATCAGGACCTTCCGCCGCATGGCGACTGGCATGATTGGTCAGAGCTGACAGGGTGATGGGAACCGCATCGGACCAGTTGGTGGTGCCCAGGATCTCGCGGATGCGCTTGACGATCCAGGAGAGGATCTGTGTCAAGCTTCCCGTATTCGCGTAGGATGTACCGGTCCCCTGGTCCACAGTGCGATCCCCGATCTTGGCATCGCTGACGGCACCATCAGCGATCTTGGAAGTTCCCACTGCTCCACCGGCGATCTTGGCCCCCGTCACCGCGCCATCGGGGATCTTGACAGTCGTCACCGCACCATCGGCGATCTTGACAGTGGTCACGGCGCTGTCAGCCAGCTTGGCCGTCGTTACCGATCCATCCACCAGCGGCGATGCTCCCCCAGGGCCGAAGAGCGAGAGGACCTGAAAGCGGATCCCGCTCTTGATCCAGCGCACCGTCCCGGTAACAGGATCCAGGAGCTCGATATCGTAGCGACCCGTCGGGGAGGACAGCGTCTCGGTATTGACCGACAACTCCCAGTAGCCCGTACCGGAGGCACTGCTGGTCTCGACGTAACTCGTACCCACTGTCCCATCCGTGTTCACAGGATAGGCACGGACACGCACCCCTCCGAGAGGAAACCCCTCCCGGAAGGCATAACCACTGAAGACCAGAACCGCCATCGTCACTCCTCCCGACCCCTGCTCTCACCCTGCTCTCCGCAACTTCGAGTGGTCATTCCCTTGCAGCGCTTCCCTCACGTAGTAGATGGGGTCGCGGATGGCGTCATCCTCGTCGATGAAGACGATCCGGATGCCACGCTCCGCGAAGTACAAGAGGCGGAAGAGGTCACGCTCTTGCCTCTCCCATCCCAGCACGTAGTGCCAGTAGAGACCGCTGACCTCGATACCGATACCGAGGTCAGGCAAGAGGAAGTCCACCTGAGAGTAGAAATTCCGTCCCACTCCCGGAAGCTGGGCGTGCACGAAGAAGTCCACCTCCGGCTGGTGTCCCAGCTGCACCAGGGCCCAGTAGACCGCCCACTCCGGCTTGGTTCCACCCGGATAACGCTGGAGCCACCAGGGTGGCGGCTCTCCAGCGGGCTCCTGCACGCGGAAGCTCTCCACACCACGCATCCCGCGGGGGATGAGCGTCACCTCGCTCCTGCCGAAACCACGCGGCTCCCGCGGTATCCCAGGAAGGCGCGGTACGATACCGCGCCGCGGCAGTTTCCAGGAGATCTTCACCATCGTCAGGACTCCAGCTCGATGAGGGAAACCGTGTACCGCCCCTCCCGCCGCGGTCCTTGGACCTCGCTAGCCACCAGCTCCGTGATGAAGACGCGCTTCTCGACGATCCTCTCCTCGTCGTGGTAGCGGAAGGTTCCCGCCACGCGAGAGGTGGTGGCTTCCTCGAGACGCCGGATCAGTTCATGTGCCGGGACCCCCACCGTTTCCCGGCAGGAGGGATCGGTGAGCTGCAGCGCAACTTCCCACCCCCACAGGAGTCGCGGTACGCGGAGATACGTCAGCACACAACTCCGCAGCAGGGGTGCCACCGATGGATCATCGCCGCGGCGCATGGCGATGAGGAGACGCGAGGCACGGAAACGGTGTCCTTGGATGCCGCCGATGCGAAAACGATGCTTCCCAGTGGTGGTCACGCTCCCGACGTAATCCCACTCCTCACCGTAATCCCATCCCACGTAGACCGCGACCTCACATCCCCCCGGCACGACAGCATCCACCACCAGACCGAGAGCCAGCTTGTCCAGCTCCGACCACCCCATATCCCACCAGGAGGTGATGAGCGCTCCCTCGGGTGCGTAGCGTTGCGTCGGATTCTGGAGCGGATTGTGCAGCCCTACCGGAAGGTCCACGGACCAGACACCCGAGGAGTCGCTCCCCCAGAGGCGATAGGTGCCATCACCGGTGAGCGCTGCCACGTCACCCATCTCGGTGATCCCGGTCCGCTGCGTCAAGAGATGGAAGGCGGTGCCCGGGCTCATGAGGACTCCCCCCGTCACCGAGACACCCGGGAAGAGCGGCGTCTCGATGGGAAGCCCTGTCTCCGGTGCCGGTGAACCACCCGCCTCCTCGGCGACAGCGATGACGGCGAACCAGAGACCATGCCCCGCTACCACCTGCTGCACCCGTCCCGAAAGATGCGCCGGGAGACCATCGTCGCGATCCGGACCGACTACCAGAACCGCGTTGGTGTTGTACTTGTAGATCGACAATCCCACCGGTACGTAGAGTTCCCCACGCCAGACAGCAGCCCTCCCGGCGAGATCCGTCTCGGGATACTGGAGCCCCGTCGGGTAGAAGCGCTGCGCCGCGAAGTCGTAGGCATAGAGCCCATCGCGGGCTACCGCATGCAGAACGATCTCGCCAGAAGCGTCGAAGTAGGGGATGATCTGCCGCGTGTAACCTGGTGGAGCCGGGAAGCGCCCCGCCGCTTGCCAGGAGGAAGCATCCTCCGGATCCAGCGTCCACCACATCCGGTTCTGCATATCGAGCCGGAAGAGCTTGTCATCCCAGACGCCGAGAGCGAAGCCACCCGCCCCCGTTCCATGCGTCCAGCTCCCATGATCCGCATCGTAGACCGATATGCCAGTCGTGGTGAGAACCACGATCTTCCCGTCGTAGATGGCGACGTCGCTGAAGGCACCGGATACGGAGTCCAGGTTGTCCCAGGATTGCCCCTCCTCATCCCAGCGGTAGAGCGTCTCGGCAGCGATGGCATAGATCCGGCCCGCGAAGCTGAAGAAGCGCTGCACCACCGGGAGCTCACCGCGGCTCTCCACCAGTGGCGGAAGCGTGAGGTAGCGGTACCGACCATCCAGGGTTCCGAACCAGTAGCGGTCCAGGTGACGCGTCGGGTCGGCGAAGAGGACACCCAAACCACCCGTGAAGTCGCTGGAAACCCACTCGGACTCCACCACATGGTCGCTGCGACGGTAGTCCCCGGTCACGACCTTCTGGGGAAACGGTGTGATGCCCCGGCGCACCAAAGGACGCTGCGCGAGTGGGTAGTTGACGCCGTAGAGGGAGATCACGCCCTCGCGGGTTTTGTCCATCTCTCCCTCCTCCCCTTCTTACGGTAGAACCGCGACGGCACCGTGAGGAACCCGTCCCACCAGGCGATGGAGCGAACCATCCGCGACCTGCAACGCCACCATGAGGCGACGCAGGTGCTCCTCCACGTCGATGCCAGGCCCGCGGCTCCGCGCTGCATGCAAGAAGACCGAAGCCAGGCTCACCAGCGACAGCGGCTCCACCGGAAGACGCGAGTGCGGCTGGATGGGTGGAGTCAGCGGGCCGAAGCCGCGCAGCAGAATCTCTTCCACTCCCGCCGGAACCCAGAGCCGTCTCCCCGGAGCCGGTGCCCAGGCATCGTCAGGCAGTAGACCATCCGCAACATGCACCTCGTAGATGTGCGTGAAGCCAGAGGGGATGCGGACCTCCCCGCGCTCCGCACCCGCGGGTGCGGTTACCGGGAGACCGGGTGCATCCAGGCGAACCCGTGCCAGGTTGGTGTACTCGGCCACCGTAGAACGGATGGCGCGCAGCACCTCGGAAGGCGCGATCTCCAGCAAGATGTATCGGGTACCGGGTACCACCGGAGCGGGGAAGGGGGAGACCAGCGTCAGCGTCCCTCCCACCGAGGAGCTCACGACGCGGCTCACGAGACCATTGGCCAGATCATCCTCGGGGTGGATCACCAAGTGGTGCTGCACCCAGGTGTCGCTCCCACCCGGTAGGTTGTCGTCGCGGATCTCGGTTCCGTCTACCGACACATCGTGGATCTCTCCCTCGATCACCGGAGCATGGTGCGATGCCACCTGGGCGAGGAGGTCATAGAGGGTGAGCATCGGAACCGGAGTTGGATTGCCGACGAAGGCCGGTATCACCCGCTGGAGAGATCCTCGCTGGAACGTCACCTCCCAGAGCCCTGGAACCGTCACGCGACTCGCCGGAACCGTCACCGCAAAACGGTTCCCTCCGAGAAGGGAGGCCGACAACCCTGTGACCTCCTCCCCCAGGGAGTCATGGACCGTCACCACGACGCCCTCGGCCCCCGGAAGGTCCGCCACCACCGTGAGGTCAGCTCCGATGAACCCCTCCATGACCTCTTACCCTCCGCTAGCTCGTCTTCTTCCCCTTCTCCGGCTGCGCCTCGGCGGTCTCCACCTCCTCCACGATGTGCGTCAGGTAATCGTCGAGGAAACGGATCTGCGACTCATCGTAGAGGGCGCGGATCTCCGGCTTGAGGGTGGTCCACTGCAGGCGCGTGAAACCGGTGGCCTGGTCTCTGCCACGGTAGAGCCCTCGCTCCCCGAAGTTCCAGAGGAGGTCGATGGCTACTTGACGCGGCACCCTTCTTCCCTCCGCACCGAAGGTCCACTCCCGCCCCTGGTAGCGGAGGACCAGTGGACGCCCCGAGGCGGGTGCGATCCGCACCCTGCCGTCACCCAGATGATCCGCATCCACCCAGGCGCGGAGAAGCTGTGTCCGCTCCGGCTCCTCGGTTCGGAACAAGATGTCGTCCAACCGGAGGTTGGCAACCTGCGCGGGATCGGGTACCCGCACTCCCTGCGAAACCAGAACCGGTGCCTCTTCCTGTATCCGGACAGTCATGTTCCCTCCTTGGCCAACTTGCACAAATCTCGGAGTTCCGCCGCATCGACGATATCGGGACCCTGCGCCGGTGCGATCTGACAGGGAAGGTACTGCGGATCTTCATGAATCCCCCGCCAGTAGACAGGATCCGTCGGCGAGGCCGAGTAATGGGAAGGCCGCATCACGATGACCGGACTCGTGAAGACCCGCTCTGCTGGCTTCCCGCACACGCACCGCTGTGGCTTGCCTGCTTCCGCCATGGGAAGCTTCACGAGATACCGATACCCTCCTTGGCAACGGAAGATGTACCAGGGCATGGTCACCTCCAGGAGGAGAAAAGGGGGAGGGGGAGATCCCCCTCCCCCATCAGGATCACGTCGTCTGGAGATCGCGGATGGCCCCCTGCCGACCCGGGTGACGGCAGATCAGGTTCGCATAGGTCTTGATCACGAACTCCTTGCGGTCCGTGTTCACCGGAACCTCTTCCGTCTCGAAGGGCAGGAGTACCTCGTAGCTCCAGTCACGCTTGTCGATCCAGAACATGGCACCGGGTGCCATGCGCGGGATCACCATGACCGGGATCGAGTCGTACTCCAGAGCCTCGAAACCGCCATCAGCCTTGGTCACGTTCACCCAGCGCCGCCGGTCCTCGAGAAGGTTCCCATACTGGTCGAAATGGACGCGGCTGGTCAGGATGAACGAGATCTCGGCCTCCCGCTCCGGTTGCTCGAGCTGGGCCCGCATCTGCTGGAAGAGGCCCATCGTGAGGGCTCGCGGCGTTCCACCGTTGGACAGCACCACGCTCCGCCACCACGTCGCCGCGGTGCGGTTGATCGTGGCGTAGACACCGGTATCCCGGATGATGTCCCCCAGGGAGTCCATCTCGACGCGGGCATACTCGTCGGAGACGGTGTTGGGGTTGATGTTCAGAAGATGCCCATCGATCCGGTACAGGAGGTCCAGCGATGCACGGCGGGCCTCCTCAGCCAGGACGCGCACCAGAGCCGCTTGATCCGAATTGGTCGCCGCGATGGCCAGACCAGATGCACCATAGGTGATGCGGGCCATCTTGAACGGCTTGCGCGCCCTCTCGTAGGCCTGCTTGCCGGGCTCGTCGATCACGTCGTCTTCCTTGTAGAAGACGGCGCTGTTGTTTCGGTCATAGTGGACGATCCACTGTGCCTCGTGACCAGTACAGCTCTTCGTCCCGAAGAGCTTGACCAGCGTTACCCGCTCCCCGAGAGCACGCACAAACGGTTTCTCGAAGTGCTCCCGGAAGATCTTGGCGAGATCGGTGAGTGCACCTGCCCCGGTATAGACTCGCGGACTAGCCATCGTTTCCCTCCCATCGAATCATCGCTCTCCAGCGATCAGCGTCCCTGGAGCGTCCTCACGATGGCCTCCACCGCCTCGTCGAATGTCTCGACGGAGCGTGGACCAGCGCCACCCGCCGTACCCTCGAATTTGTCGGCTCGCTCCGCCTTGCGCTGGCTCTTGGCAGCCTGCCGCCGGATCTGAGCCAGTTCGCGGGCTACCATCTCCATCGCGTAGGGATCGTTGATCTGATACAGCCGCTCCGCCGGTACGCCGTAGCGCTGCGAGAGCGTCATGACCACCAGATGTTTGGCGAGTTCCTGCAACTGCTGCTCCGCGTAGGAGAGCTGTGCAGCCTTCTCGCGCATCATGAGATCCGCGTAGAGCTGCTGCGCTACCTGAGGGCGCTCCTCCTCGGGCACCTGCTCCAGCTGCTGCTGGAGGATGTACTGCTGGAGTTGCGCCTCCAGCCGCCCCTTCTCGAGTTCCAGGGCCCGGCGCGCCTCCACTTCGCGCTGGATCCGCGCCTGCAAACCCTTGAAGCGTCGTTCCCACTCCTCTGCCCGCTTCCGGTACACCTCGGGATCGGCTGCCTCCTCTCCCGCGGCAGCTTCCATCTCCTCCGGTGTTTCGGAAACACCCGTTCCAGCGAGACCCTCGTCCTCGAGGGGAAGCGCTTGGCTTTCCTCGGGATCCAGGGCTCCGGTGACGGCGGGGAACGTCATCTCGTCCATGCTCTCATCCTCCTTGACCTACTGCACTACCACGGTGAGCGGGAGGGAGGAGAGCTCCTCCCTCCCCCTTCCGCATCCTAACGCTGTGTCGCATACCAGTACGCCTCGGGAGTTCTTCGGATTCCAGGCGGTTGCTGTCGCACCCACTCGAAGTAGCGGCGCAACTCCGGATCCTTCTGGATCATCTCTTCCTGCATCCCCGGCGGCATGAGCGAGAGCGCTTGCACCTTGGCGACGAGTCTCTCCGGACCCGGCTTCCAGGAGAGCGGTGCGTAGGCCGCCCCGATCCACCCCTGCTGGGCGAGCCCGCTCATGGTTCCGCGGGGGAGTTCACTGGTGGGCGGGAGCTTAGCCCGCTCCCCGCGGACCCGCCGCTCCGTCTCGCCCAGGAACTTCACCGGTACCGGGAGCGTCATCCCCACCAGTTCCTGCGCCAAGAGCTGCCGCCGGACATCCGCCCAGGCGCGCTGGAAGATGGGGCTCTCGGGATCGTCGAGAGCTGCCAGATACGCCGGGTCGGCAGCCCTCCCGGTCTCCTCCACCGACAACTCCAGGATCCGTTTCTTGACCAGGTAGTCGGTATAACCGGATCCCGTCAGCGTCTCAGGCTTGCCGCGGAGTCTCCGGATCCCCTCCCGCAAAGGCTGCTCCACGTCCAGGCCCGTCACCTGCGTCACCATCCCCGAGTGCCGGAGCAACCGCATCGGCTCCCACTCCTCACCCAGGACTCCGGCGATCCCTAGCGGGATCTCCGCCCAGGGAGCCAGCCCGAGTCCCACTCGCGAGGCGTGAGCCTCCAGGCGCGCCAGGAGCGGTGCATCATCCGGGATGTACCGGTACTTGAGCTGGTCCGCGATGGAGAGCGCCACTATCGGATTGGCATAGGCCACCCCTGGACCGAAGAGCCACCCCAGGAGTGGCACCGGCATGGTATCGGTGAACCGCCTCGGCAAGCCCAGGCGCTCCCGCTCATCCTCGGCGATCTGGTGGTAGCTCTCCCAGGCTCTCAGGAGCCAGGGATGCTGCCCCAAGGTCTCCAGGTAGAACGGGACGTTCCTCGTCGCCCAAAAATGGAACGGCGCCCAGGCGCGGATACCCAGCCACCTCTCGATGTTCTTCTCGTCTCCGTAGTCGAAGAAGAGGCGACGCGCCAACTCCTCGCCACGGCTCGAGGACATCGCCTGCACCCGGCTCCAGGCCGCTGCCAGCTCCGCTGCCTGCTCCGGAGTTCCCCCCACCCGGCGCACTGCCTCCTCCAGTTGCCGCACCGAGAAGACCACCCCGTGCTCCGTCGCATCCAACATCCGGATGAGACGGTTGCCGCGGCTGGTTCCCAGCGCCTGGCGCACCAGCCCATCGAAGGCTGGTCTAGCCTCGCGCAGCTGGCGCAGCGTCTCGCTGATCCAGGCCGCGCTCCGGAAGCTGGACTCCACCGCTTGCCCGATGCGGCGGTTGAACTGCACCAGCTTCTCGGCTCCCGCACCGAGGCGGCGGGAGAACCGCGAGAGGAGCGTGCCCAGCGCCGTCTCTGCCTGCGGGGAGGCGAACTCCTCCCAGACGGTGGTCTGCGGCCTCCAGAGCACCGAGTCCGGGATCGGGATGCCCAGACGCTCCGCAAGGGTGAAGGCGCTCCGCCCTACCGCTGGATTGACGCCGTGGAGCACTGCCTTCACCGTCGAGTCGAGAATGTTCTGGGCATGGTAGCGCGGCGTCAGCAATGCCTGCTCCCGCCAGGCTCGGAGCGGCAGCGATTGCCCGATGCGACTCAGAGCGCGCACCACTACCGGATCCTTCCCGACGCGCAGGATCTTGCTCATCTCCTCAGCATAAGCCTCGATGAGCCCTTCCCGGCGCGCCTGCCCGACGGTCCGCCCCAGTACATCCTCGCTCACCTCGTCAGGCTTTACCCCGATCATCTCGAGGAAGTTGTCGATGACGCGGCGCTGGTTCTCGTCAGCGAACCGCCTGGCCACCAGGACGTCGCGGAGCGTCGCTGCCGGTGCAGTCAGATCGGGAGCCATCGGCTCCCTCTCTGCGATGCGCTGCCCGATATCCGAGAGAGCCTGCCTCGCCTCCTGGAACGTCTCCTCGAGTTTCCGCACCTGCGGCAGCGCTCCTGCCTCGCGGAGAACCCGGACCATCTCGTCAGGCAGGACGCTCCCGTACCAGCTGCGCGCCAAACCCCCTTGCACCTGGCTGCGGAGGCGGCGAGTGCGCGGAAGCAAGCGGTCCAGGAGGCGCTGCGCTACCGGGAAGCGGACTCCGAAGGCCGCCCAGGTATCGCCGACCTCCCGGAGCAGCGCTGCCACCTGATTGCGCGCCTCCGCCGGTGTGCGAGCTCGCAGAGCCTTCACCACCATTGGACGGAGGTGCGGAAGCCAGAGCGAAACCGCCGCCAGTGGCTGGTTCTCGTCCCCGAAGGTCCTCCTCAGGAGATCCGCCACCATGTCCAGGTTGCGGTCCGGTAGGCGCTCCTCGGCCACGATTTGCGACAAGACCTCGCGGAGATCCTCCCCTGCCAGAGGGCGGATGGCCGGTCCCGGCTTGCGCGTCGCCAGGCGCGCCGCCTCGACGGTAGCCTCCTCGGATACCTCCTGTGCGATCCGGTCTCCGAAACGAGCCTGGACGACGAGCCCAGCATCGGGCCCCAGGACACCCGCCTTCTCGAGCAACCACTCCAGGTGCCCGAGTTCCCGCTGGGAGAGGCTGCGCAGCTTGCCGTCGGATCCCACGCGGCCCAGGATCTGCTCCACTCCTGGTGCCCAGTCGTTCCCCGACAAGATGTAGCGCACCGCCTTGTCGAAGAGCGCTCCCTTCATGCGCGGGTTGAAGTCGAGTGGCCCTCTACCCTCGGCGTCGAAGAGGGGACGACCTGCTACCTCCGGGTTGGGATCACCCGCCTCGTAAGCGAGACGCTTCGTCTTCCGGATCTCGCGTAGTGTCTTCCGGATCTCCTCCTCGCTACGAGGGCGGACCTCCTCCCAGAGCTCTCGCTGCTCCGCACTCTTCCGGGTTCTCGCCAACGCAGACTGCACTGCCTCCTCGGCTGCGCGGAGCTGCTCAGGTGAAGCCGGTACCAGAGATCCCGGTTCCACCTCGAAATCCTTGGGCCAGGTTCCATCGTCCAACCGCACCGAGAACTTGACGACACCCTCAGGGGTATCGACCTCGGTGAAGTAGAGACGCTCCGGACCTTGTATCGACGTCTCTCCTGTCGCCTGGACCACATGCCCGCGGTGAGGACCGCTGGTGTAGACCAGACCCTTCTTCCCGACGAGAACCGACTCCTGGTCGTACTTGGCCCCCAGCTCCAAGGCATCCCGCTCACGCATACCGGGAACCAGGAACGAGTGCTCGACGACACCCTCCTCCGAGTACCTCCCCCGCACCGGGATAGCCTCGTATCCGCGGCTCCGGAGATCCTCGAAGAGGTCCTGGCGCCGCCGGATCAACTCCTCCTCGGGGAGACCGGTCTTGTCGGAGGTCAGGACCACGTAGTCTCCGCTCTCCAGAAGTTCCCGCAGCCGCTTCGGTACCGGAGCTGCGGGGAGAGCGAGATCTTGCAAGAGCTCCCTGGCCACCTCCGGCGTCAGTTCCTCGCGAGGAAGACCGCGACGATAGGCGACCTCGGCGATGCGCCGGTAGCGCTCCAGCGTCTCCCGCAGAGGCTCCGGTATTGCACCCGTGGCCAAGAGTCTCTCGAAACCGCGAGCAAACGCCTCCTCTTGCGGTGCAGCCTCTTCGGCGAAGATACCAGCCCCTCGCGTCACGTAACGCAAAAGGTGCGCGAGCTCATGCGGGAGCGTCGTGATGTCGGCTCGCGGCGTCAAGTAGATCACCGGACCATCCGGAGTCAGCTCCAGGAAACCGCGCACCCGCTGCAACCCCTGGTAGAGCCGCGGGTAGAGGGCATCGACGATGGTACTCGCATCGTCGCTCCGGAGAATGCCGCGCTCCGCTACCCGCGAGAGTGCCTCCCGGATCTGGGCATCCCGCTGGGCGATGTCGCTGGGCATCCAGAGGTCCCATTTGGACAGGATCTTCCGGATGCCGCTGGCATCACCCTCGAGGAGGGACCGCACCACCTCACCGAGACCGCGTTTCACCCCCTCTCCCTCGATGCGGATGATCTGCCAGAGACCGGCTTGCAGGGCCGCCAGGTTGGGGTAGAGCTGGGAGAGAACCGGATCGCGTTGCACACGCCGCCAGAGCTCCCGCAGGAGAACCCGCTCCGCCACAGCCCGGATGGGTGATGCTGCGCTCTCCGCCTCGGCCACCGCCTGTTCATAGGGAATCCCCGAGAGGAGCGCGATGTCGCGGCGGATCCAGCGATCCAGCGCTGCCGCCTCGATCTCCCGCTCAGCACGCTTGATGAAGTCCAGAACCTCCTTCTCGGGAACCCCAGCTTGCCGCATGGCCACAGCCTGGTCGAAGATGTCGGCGTAGCGGTCCACCACCCAGGTGTAGTTCATGAGCTTGTCGAGGTAGGGAGACGGTTGCCCCGGCTTGGGAACCAGGCGCGCTAGATCCGGTGCCCGCCTCCAAAACGGCTCCGCGAAGTTCGTGACATCGGCGAAGGCGCTGTCCGGCAAGAGACCTGGGAAGCCCAACAAGAGGAAGCGCCGGAACTCGTCGAAACCGCTCTGCAACATACCCGCTGGGTGACGCCCCTCCGAGAGCTGGTCCAGCCAGCCCGCGACGGCCCGGAGATTGAGGAGCGGGCTCGCACCCTTGCCACCAGCTGCCCAGGGCGCTAGCGCGAAGTCGCGGGTATCGCGGTTCTCGAGAAGATGCCGCACCAGCTTGGCCGCTTCCTCGGGAACCAGGTAGCCAGCCTCATCGGCGCGGTTGAGGTCGATGCCCAGACGCTCCGCGAGAGCAGGATCCACGCGATCTGCCCGCGTGATCCCCAGCGTCCTCGCCGCATCCAAGAGTGGGTTCACTGGCTGCTCCGGGATGACGAACTTGGTCACCCCGGTGAGACGGTTCACGGAACGCTGCCGCGGTGGACGGTAGGGTACCTCCCCGATGCGTGCCATCGCCTCGCGGAATACCGGTTCCGGTATCGCTTCGGTGGGACGGAAGCGATACCCCATCTCCTTGAGAACCTCGTTCAGGCGCTTGGCCTCAGCCTCGGAGAGGTACACTGCGCGCCGATAGGCGGGATCGACGTTGCTGGGATCCGCCAGGCGCTGGATGGCTTCCGAGGGGAGACCTTGTCCTCGCGGGAAGAGCCGCGAGAACCAGGCGCCAGCATCCCGATACCAGGCCCCGGCCTCCTTGGCCATCTTCTCGCCCATGGCCTCGGAGCCGACTCGCAAGCGGCGCAGCCAGCGCTCCACCGCATCGGGTGGGTGGCTGAGATGCTGGAGAGCCGAAGCGACGAGCTCCTCGTCAGGATGCTCCGGGACGTAATCGGGATCCTCCAGCATCTTCCGCGTGACCTCTTCGACGGTCTGGAAGAGCTTGGCAGCACCCCGCTCACCCTCCTCGAAGGAGGGGCGGATCTTCATCATCCCGTAGACCTCGTCGAGGTCCTTGAACTTCCCAGGATTCTGGGCAAAGGTCGCCACCGCTATCGAGTCGAGGAGACGGTGCAGCGTCTCGCGTGCCGGGGTGGGGAACTCCCGGGTGAGGAGCGCGTCGTCCAGCTCCAGGTGCACGCGCATCCGCTCCGATGGACGCAGGGTGATCCGGTTTCCCTCGCGAACCTCCTGGAGCAATCCGCGTTCCAGGAGCTCACGCTTCACCTCGATGAGCGGTTCCCTCGCCTCGGGGCGCAAGGAAGCCTCCCGCGAGAGCGCATCCCAGGCCCGCGTCACGCTCACGCTGTCTGTCCCGCGGATGATGTCGCGCACCTGCTCCCGCGGTTGCCCCACCAAACGCTCTGCCCACTCTTCCCGGGCTATCCGCGCAACTTCCCCTTCCGGTTCCAGAAAGTGCTCGATTCCACGGCTCTCCGCCTCTTGGAGAGCGCGCCGGAAGCGCTGGACATTCTCGCGGAGCTGGGCAGCAGGCGATTTTGCGAAGAGCGGCTTTCCCGTGATCCGCTCCAGGGCACGGGCTCCGCGGCGGAGACCGGCCAGCGGCACCGTCACCGGGAGTGCCAGCACGCGTCCCGAGAGCTCGTCGGTAGCCGTCGCCACGTCGAAGACCTTGGCGAGGGCTGGTGACCTCTCGAGGAGGCGCGCTACCTTGGGGACCTTCCCGACCTTGCCGACCAAACCCACCCCGGCCAGGTTCAGGGGGTCGAAGATGATCTCCGAGGCCAGCTTGAGCCAGGGGTGACCTTCCATGGCGATGTTCCAGGCCTCGGTGAAGCTTTCGGCCTCGCGGACACGGGGATCCTCCGAGATCTGCTTGACGTACCACCCCAGCGCTGGGCGCGTCACGAACTTGTTGCCGACATCGAGGATCCACCCCGCAGCCGAAAGAGCCGCCGAAAGCGGGTTCTTCTGTGTCGGCTCTGGCTGCACTGGGCTCGCCGCTGCTACCGGTGTCGCTCCCCTCGTTGCCGCACTCGTCGGAGAGACGAAACTCGGTAGCTGTGGTTGCGGTGAGGGCACTGGCCGCAACCGTGGAGCGGTTTCCAGACCACTCGGCTGCGCAGCGCTGCCTCTCACCTCCGAGAGAGCCTCTGCGAAGAGGCGACGTTCCAGTTCCCCCATCGCCCCTCCTTCCCTGTTCACGATGGTCCAGCATCAGAAGACGAGGTAGTTCCGTGGGTCGATGATCTTCCCGCTTGCATCTCGCATCTCGAGATGGACATGCGGTCCTGTCGAGTATCCGGTGTTGCCGGAGAGCCCCAGGAAGGCTCCCGCATCGACGCGCTGCCCAGGGCGAACCGCCACCGCGGAGAGGTGACCGAGGAGCAGGATCTTGCCATCGTCCAGCCGGATGGTTACCGATTGGCCGTAACCACCGTTCCAACCTGCCTGGACCACCACCCCGCGGAAGGGGCTGAAGAGGCGCATCCCACTGGGTACACCGATGTCGATACCGGTGTGATAACCGGATTTGTACATCGACGGGTTGTGGTTCGCATACTCCTGGGTGATGGGGAAGCGCTGGCCACCGAAGATCGACCACACGCTTCCAGCCTTCACCATGCCGCTGGGTTGCCCGAGGTTATCGAGTTTGGTCAACGTGTTGCGGAACTTCTCGACGTACTGGTATCCCGTGGTACCCAGTGCGTCGCGGGCACCGGTGACGTTACCGCGGGCATCGACAGCACCGAAATAGGCCGCGGCTGCCCTCTCCCAGGAGCCGTAGCGACGGTACAGCTCCGCCAGGAAATCGGCTGCCGTGAAGACATTGACCCGCGGATCCCAGAGGTCGCCACCATACTTGGCTGCCCTCCCGGCATGGTAATTGGGCATGACCTGCATCAACCCCACCGCTCCCTGGGGTGAGCGCACCTTCGGGTTTCCACCGCTCTCGATGGCCATGATGGCACCCAGGACCTGCCAGGGAACCCCGAACTTCCGCTCCGCCTCCTCCAGCAACGGCTTCCACTGGAGGATACCGCCGATATCGGCACCGTACTCTGGATTGCCGGTGGGGAGACGCTTCATCCCCGGCAAACGCTCTCGCGCTGCCAAGAGCAGGGCATCGCGGAGGCGCTGTTCTGGGCTCTTGCGGATCCCGTAGGCCACATCGTAGCCGATGCCGTAGCGCGACAACGGTGCTACCGGCTCGCGTATGCCATAGAGGACATCGTAGCCAGCCGGTGCCCTCTGCGAGAACGGTGTCAGCATGCCCTGGCGACTGAGCTCCGCTTGCATGAAGGGCGGAACTCCACGGTCCCCACGCAGGAAGGGTGACACCGGGGGGAGCAGGACCGCGTCGCCAAATGGCTTGACCCGATCCCCGAACAGCATGGTGTCACCTCATCATCTGCCGAAGTAGCGGTCTATGAAGCCGGTGCCGGTCAGGAACTCGAGGAAACTCATGCCTTGCGCATTGGCGCTCCCGTAGTAGCGGATGTAGTCATCCAGCTTCTGTGCCAGGTCCTGGCGAGCAACCCGCTGCCAGGTCGGTGTCAACCACAGTGGCCCCAGGTTCTGCAGGATGTCATCGACCAAGCGGTACTGATCCTCGAAGTCGCCGTATTGCTCACCTGGCACGAAGTTGCGCAAGGCTTGCCCGATGGCTCGGCGCGACAACTGCGTTCCCACCAAGCTACTCGGGCTCTGCAGCAAGAGTTGCGGGAGCTGCTGGGCGAAGGCCAAGAACCCTGCCGCTTGCGACTCCTGGTTCGCCGAAGGCGGATTCAAGATGTCGTAGACGAGACGGAGCCCCGGCGCCACGCTGGTGGCGAAGCTCGTGAAGGGGTTGGTCACATGCGTCGAGTACCCCATCTCGGCCAGGCGCTGCGTGATCGCCGCCGTCGGGTACCGGTAGAACCAGCTCTGTTGCCAGATGTTCCCGGTGATCGGGCCGAAGAGCGGAGCACCGCGTGGATTGACCTGGAACTGTGCACCGTACACCGGCCTGCCAGCTTGCGTGACCTGCTGGAACAGCTGTTGCTGCTGTTGCTGCGCCTGTGCTCCAGCCTGGAGCGCACTCGGATCGTAGGGATTGTACCACGGTGAACCCAATTGACCCGGCATCGTCTCCTCCTGTTCACACGAATGCGAACCAGCGCAATGGTCGCTGGTAGAGTCTCAGCTCCAACCCTCGCATCGCTGGCGTCAGCGTCGCCAGCAGCCGGTTGGGATCCAATGTGCTCAGATACTCCACCCAGTCGGGTGCCGTCGGTCCCTCGAGGGCACTCCGTGCCTGGTAGCCGCGGTAGATGATGGGAAAGAGCCGCTCCAGCCCGGCCCGCTGCGCTAGGCTGGGAGCGAGCTCCCGCAACCACAGCTCATAGGCTGCCTGCGGCTCCTGCTCCAGATACCCTCTCGTGAAGATGGCGTAGAGCGGTACTTGACCAGCCCAATCTGCGGCGGAGAGACGGGGAAGGCGTACCGCGTAGTTGGCCACGACTCACCACCTCCCCTCGCGATCAGAACGGTCTCCCCGGCATCAGGGATGAAGGTGGAATCATCCGCATCTCGGATGGCCACACCCGATCCCGGATGGAGGGTGGTAGCATGGAGGGGTCGATCCGCCGACGGTTGGTCAAAACCCGCTGCACCTGCTCCACCAGGTCGCGGAAGGATTCAGCACCCGCTTGCTCCATCGAAGCCCCCGGGAACTCGGGTACCATCATGGGCGCTGGAGCCATGCTAACTCGTGGCCCCTGCTCCATCACCTGTTGCAGCAGCATCGCCAGATGGTTCCACACCCCCTCGGTACCCAACATCTCTTGGTTCTGCAGCAACCAACGGATGAACGGCGAGGAGATCATCCGCCCCGGCATATCTGGTGTCATGGTGCCGAGGTAGGGAGCGCTCCCACTGGTGGGTGTCATGCGAAACACAGTCGATCCCCCTTTCGCGAGGTCAGGCTAACGGATCATACCCGACGTTCCACAGGAACTCGGCGAAGTCCTGGAGCTGCCCATAGCTCCTCCACTGTCGCTCCAGCTCCCTGAGCCCCTCCCGCTTGCGCCGCATCTCCTCCTCGCTCACTCCGTACCGTCGCAACAGCGGCTCGATCCCCTGCTCCCAGTAGAGTTCCGCTACCGACGCTCCCGGCGTCGCAGCAGCTCGCCGGGCTGCCAAACGCAGCGCTTGCCCCCTCTCGGTGGTCACACCCAACACATCGAGAACATCTTGTTGCTTGCGATAGAGGGCGATCCAGTCGGGTGCGCGAGAAGGAGTCGTCATGACCTGGCTGGCGGGGGCGCTGACACCAGCGCGGTTCTGGTAGAGCTGCCAGAGCGCGTAGGTCGGCTGGACACCCACCGCTTGCATCGCCTCCGGACTCGGGTAGTAACCCAGGAGCACCTGGTCCGGTATCGGCTTCCCATCCGCCAGTGCCTCGGTAGCCTTGCCCACATTGGGTGGTTTGCTCCCGATCAGTGGCCGGTCCGCATTGGCCACCACCTCGGCAGGAGCCAGGAAGTAGGTGGGATCGAGACCACTCTTGCGGAGATCCTCGATGGTCGGTGCCATGCCCATCGCTATCTGGTCCGGAACCGGTGTCACCGGTATCGGCTCCTGGTAGAGCGAGGCGCTCCGAGGACGTTGACCATTCGCTCCCTGCATCGTGTAGGTAGGGCGCATGCCGCGCTGCGTCAGCTCTTGCAGAGTGCGCGCTTGGCCGGTCAGAACCTGATCCGGAACCGGCTGCGCTGCAAACGGTTCCGCCAGCGAGGCTCGCGGCGGTGTCGGAGCCGCTTGCACTGCCGGAGCGCGCCCCATTGTCCGCTGCGCGGCGACGAAGTTGGGATCGCTCCAGGGATCATAGGGGCGAAACTCCGGTACCTCCGCTGGCTCGCCAGTCAGGAACGAGGTCAGCAAGGCACCCGGGTAGGAGAGACCGACGTTCAATCCCTGCAGAACCGCCGATGCCCCCTGGTGGGTACGCCCTGCCAACGAGACTGCGCCAGCCCCCGTCTGCTCGGCCAGCCACTTCAACCAGTTCCCCACATCCCTCGCCGTGATCGGCGCCATGACCGTCGGCATACGCTACCTCCTCACACCAACCCCGGAATCTCCCCCGCTCCCGGCAGTGGCTCCACTCCCGCGACACCCGGCGGCGCTTGCTCACCTTGACCACCAGCTACCGAGGCCTGCGAGTGCTGCAAGAGGTTCATGAGTGTCGCCATCTGTGGGGGCAAGACCTGCGGCGGCGGTGTCGCCACTGAACCCGCTGTCGGGGGAGCGCCGGTCTCCGCAGCCGGTACAGTTGCACGCTTCTCTCGTTCTCGCAACTCCTTTTCGAGTTTGGCCTGTCTCCAGAGTTCGTAGAGCACCGGGTCAGTACGCGCCAGAGCCCAGGGAACCAGGACCTCGCGGGTGACCTCGGGATCGAGGTACGCGAGATCCGCCAAAACCCTCTCGTTTTCCCGCTGCGGATTCTCGATACCCAGGAACTCGTCGCGTGCCGTCTCCAGCGAGATCAACTTCTTGTCGGTAAGCAATGCCGCCAACTGAGCCATCTGGACACGATCCCGCGGAGCCACCTTGCGGAAGCGGACTACGGTGCGCGTTCCCACCGCTGCCACGAGATCCGGGGTGATGGCGTTGCCCGCTACCAGGCGGCCCGTCAGGGGATCGCGCACCAGGTAGCCGACAGGACCGTCATGGAGATCCCGGATCAACTCCAGTGCACGCTGGTTCACCTGCTCGATCACCTGCTCCAGGACACGCGTGAGCGGGTGCAGCGTATCCATGGCCGCGTCGGTCTGGAGCGTCAGCGCGAAACCAGAACCCTGGCCGACACCCCACAAGACTCCGGGGAGACCACCCTTCTCCACATCCTCCAGAAGAGCTTGCATCACCGGAGCCGCATTGGCCGGGTTCGGTGTCACCTGCAAGACCTCGACGCGCTCTCTGTCGAAGTACAAGAAGTTGGTGGCTCCCGCCGAGAGCTTGATGGGCTGCGGATTCTCGGGGCGAGCCGGGTCGTAGTAGTAGACGGTAGGCGGGTTGGCTACCCTCGCCACCTCCGTCGCCAGCTGCGAGATCAAGCGATTCAGCTGGCGATAAGCACGCTTGATCCCATGGAAGATGGAGACGCCCACCTCTTGCGTCCAGTGCAGCTGGTCGCGGGTGGTGGCCCGGATGGGTGCTCCCAGCCCCGTAGCCACGATCCAGGGAACGAAACCATAACCGTGCTCCGTCGGTGGCTTGATCTCGATACCGTCCACCTCCAGCGTGTGCCACCAGTCGTCGTAGTAGGCCATGACCTCGACGATATCTTCCTCGTCTCGCCCCTGGAGTGCCTTCTCCGCCTCCGGCCACTCGTCCAGGATCTCTCCTGCCGTCGCCCAGTAGCGGTGCACCACGTAGCGGAGACCGTTGGCTCCCAGCTGCGGGTAGACCTGACGCGGATCGCAGACATAGAGATCCACCGGAAGCTCACCCGCCGGTGCATCCGCGTTGTAGGAGATCCGGATCGTCACCCAGCCGCGGAGACAGAGGAAGTGCGCGATGTCGCGCAACAGTGGGCCATGCAGGGCCTGCATCCAGCGGCGATCCCAAACCTCCCACGCGTAGCGCAGGAAGTCCTCCACCGCTTGCGCCGCTTCCCGCAAACGGTTGTCGGGAGGAACCGTATCGATGGACGGTAACTGCTTGGAGAGGATCGAGGATGCCTTCTCCACCAGAACCCAGGGGATGTTGCGGGTCACCACCTCGCCCTCGCCCTGGGGGATCTCGCTCATGCGATAGAGAGCCAGATCTTCGTCCATCCGCTGGTCACGCAGAGACCAGAACTCGGTAGCACGTTGCACCAGCGTCTGGATCTGTTCCCGCTTCGGCTTGCGCCTTCGTGGACGCCGCTCTCCCTCGGGGATCGATGGCTCCATGAGATCCTGGACCTCGGCCATCCCCTCGGCGATCCGCCACAAACCCTCCGGGTTCTCTTCCTCTCGCTGCGGGGGCAGTACCATGTGCCCTCCTTTCTCACCAGGCGTCGTAAGCCATGCGCTGGATCACCGGATCGGGACGCTCCAGACGCCGGAACGGTGGCAAGTTCACGAAGAAGTACTCCGCCGCGCTCCTGAGATGGGAGGTGCCGTCGTGGATGGGCCTGCCTCGCTCATCCTTGCGGGCACGGCTCATCGCCTCATCGACGATGGAGGCATCGACGGCACCGCCAGGGTTCACGTTGACCACCACGCGGCGGATCCCGATCTCCGTCAGCTGCTTGCGCGTCAAGTAATCCCGCGCCTTCTGATTGGTGAAGACGTAGATGCCATGCTGCTTCAGGATATCCAGAACCGAGAGCCCGGTACCGACATGACGGTTTCCACCCGCCGGATCACCGAAGTGGATCGGCTTTGCCCAGCGGCGGTGGGCCCGGATCTTCGCTTTTTCGTCCTCCGTGTAGAGATGCTCCCGCTCTGGCTCCAGCTCCCCCGTCACGAAGGGGATGAACCAATCGACAGGCCTGTCGCGGCGCTGGATGGCATCCAGGCAGACCACCTCGTCGTTTTCGCGGTCTACCTGCCACCAGATGATGCAGGTGGTATCCAGCCCGAAATCCCAGCTGCAGTAGAGCAGGCGGTTGGGATCGTAGTCGCGCCGCTCACGAAGGACTCCCTGCCAACCTGGGTAGACCAGATCCCCTCGGTCCACGTAGGGATCCATCTCGAGTTCCTGCAAGATCTCCTCGCGTGTCTTTCGCTCCAGCTGCCGCTGGTACCAGGCTTCATCCTTGCGCGGGTGCAAGCGCCAGTGGAGCTGCAACCGCGGGATCTGCCCCGACTCCCAGAGACGCCAGAACAGGTTGTCGGCTCCGTTGACGGTGGAGACAGCGATGCGACAACGCGAAGCCTCGGAGGCGGAGCGCCAGGCCCTCTCCTGCGTGTTCTTCTCCCAGTGCGCCAGCTCGTCGATGAAGATCACCGAGAACCGTCCCTGGCGCCCAAAATTCCCCTGCGAGGACTCCCCTTTGATGGCCGAACCGTTCTCGGGATTGAGGAGCTTCATGTGGAAGCGATGCTTCTTGGGCTGGAATCCCTGCGGCTTGAGCCAGGAGGGGAGACGCTCCAACATGTAGTCGATTCTCCCGAAGTGGGAATCGACCAAACGGTTGTCCACCAGATCCTCGGTTCGGGAGCCGATGAGGGCCTGGAAACCGTCGTCGAAGAGCCAGTGCCACAGGATCCAGGCCATCGCTACCCAGCTCGCACCCATGTCGCGAGACTTCAGGACGATCCCGTCCTCCTGGTTGCGATAACGCTCCTCGTACCAGCGGATGAGATCCACCTGGTAACCCCAGAGGATGAACGGAAGATGCGGAGTCCTGCCACTGTCCAGTTCCCGCGGATCGAAGGTCCACAGCGCGAAGTTGCAGAACCAGGCTGGATCCTCCCGGCAACGGCGACGGATCTCCTCGCGCAGCATCGGATCCCGCTGCGCTTGCACCGTGAGCAGAGCACGCTCACGGAGATCCGGAGGACGCTCCGGGATCAGGATCCGACCTCGTGGAGACGCGCTAGCCACCGTGCCCACTCCTCTTCCGAGGCATCATCCGGTGGGAGTGCTCCCATGATCTCCGCCTCCCGCTCTTGCCGTTGCTCCGTCTCGCGCAGGACCTCCCGCGTCATCGTGGTGGTGGAGAGCCTCACGATACCGACACGATCAAGCCAGGTCTCGATAGCCTTGAGCCTGATCTCTTGTCTCCCCTCGCGGAGCAGCGTTTCCAGTTGCTCCACCACCAGCGGTGCCAGAACCGCCAGGTCCTCCAACACCCGCCCCCGCAGGGTGGAGAGGTTGCGGAGCTCTCGCTGCTGTTGCTCCGCATCGTATGCCTGCGCCTGCTCATACCAGCGATCCTCGCGAGACCACCGGTACAGGAGCTCCTTGTTGGTCGTGGGAATGTCCCGGCGCAGCCCGAGGCTGCCATCGGGATCGCGTCGGCGACGACTCACGTACTCCCGCCACAGGCTCTCCACGCTGCGCCGAGGGCCCATGGCGAGGAAGTCGGTGAGGGCACGCTGTCGCCGCAGATACTCCTTGGTTCCCGGATTGGCTCCGTAGATCTGAACCATCATGGTTCATCCTCCCCCCGGTTCGTCGCCAGCTTGGCCCCCTGCACCAGAGCCTCTTCGACCAGACTCTGGATCTGGCTCTTGGGCGTGAAGTCCTGGTGGTAGTATCCCAAGAGCACCGCTCCGGGAACCGCATCTCCCCAGATCAGGGCAGGACCAGGTGCATCCGCCCCCTGGGACGCTGTCGGTTCGCCAGGAACGATGCTCCGCAGGGTGTTCTCATCCAGAGCCCAGAAGGTCAGCGGAAGGATCAGTCGATAGGGTTGGCGCGGTAAGGCATAGACCGCGAACCAACCTGCTGCCGGAAACAGCTTCACGGCTCACCTCCGCGTGAGCGCGCTGCGCGGATTCACGAGTACCCCTCGCTCTCCTGCTCCAAGCGGCGCAGGAGAGCCAGGACCTCCACGAGAGAGCGACGCAGCAGGAGGAGAAGATCCCGCAACGCTTGCTCCTCATCGTAGACCGCTTCCAAGAGGTCATGCCGGATCCCCCGGCACTCGTCCTGGACGTCGTCACAGATCCGCAGGATCTCCTCGTAGAGCCCCGACACCGGATGGATCCCTTTCACCATCACCGCTTCCCAGAGGCAGCCGGGGCAGGATTCGAACCTGCGTCACAGGGGGTCAACCACCCCTCGCTCTACCCTGGAGCTACCCGGCTGTGTCGCTTCACCGCTTGGAACCCCGCTTCGGCTTCGGTTTGGGCTTGGCTTTGTGCTCCTCCTGCAGCGCTTGACCAGTCTTCTTGGCGTACTCCATCGCCTCGCGGATCCCCTTCTCCGTGTAAGGGAACCGACGCTTTCCCACCTTGGGCATCCTCAGTCTCCCTTCCTCCGCTTCGGATACTTGATGTTCACCAGCTTGGTGCGGCCACCCCGCGGCCCTCGGCCACGCAAAACCGCGAAGGTCAAGACGGTACCGTCTTCCAGCTTCTCGCTCCGGTAGCGCAGCACCTGCTTCTGGGGCGGATCCTTGTAGTCCTCGACGATGAAGTTCTCCGTCTCCTCGATTTTGAGAGGACGGCGCTTCTTGGCCACTGGCTCCTCCCGCTCCGTTCATTCGCCCCTCTCGGGCCCAGCGCTTGGACGGTATCCCCACCAGGTGGGAGACAGCCGCTCCCACTCGCGACGGCACTCGTCAGGATCGGTTCCCATCACCCAGACACCACGCTCCGGATCCGGGGTGCCGATGATGTAGGGCGTCCCGGGTACTGCCTCGAAGATCCAGCCATCGGACTCTACCCAGGATACCGGTACCTCAGGCGTCGCTTCGCTTCTCTCCATCCCGAACCACCTCGAAATCCGTCAGCACCATTGCCCAGAGCGGGCTCGCGTCCAGAACCTGGTTGGCATCCCAGATGGTCTCCATGAGTTCTTCAACCACCCGATCATCGTCGTAGGAGGGAAGGCGCACTACCAGAACCGGATACTCGTCTCCCGAGACCTCGGGATCCACGTACCAGCGCAGGAGCAGCACCGCCATCGGGAAGCGCTGCCTGATGAGCTCCGCCGCATCGACCAGGAGCTTGACCACCTCCGGGTACTCGTGCAGGACGATGCACAGTTCACGGCTCTTCGAAACGACGACGCCAGCCTGCTGCAGAACCATTGAACCGCTGCACAGATCTCGGCCCATCAGTTTTTCCTCCCCTTCTTGGCCAGCTCCTGGAAACGACGCTTCCCATACTTGTGCCTGCCGATCCAGGCTGCCAGGGCTTCCGGATTCTCGACACCCTTCCGCCTGAGTTCCCGCGTCAGCTGCTTGAACCGTTCTCCACTGCCCAACGGTGGTTTCTTGGCCATCGTGCATCCCCTCAGGTGTCCTCGCCGAAGTTCCAGGACTCCGGTGGTTGCTCCAGTTCCGCGATACGCGAGTAGGCCAGAGCCCGGAGATCCGCCAGCGTCGCCAAAAGGCTCCGCCAAACTATGGCCTGCTCCGGCTCTCGTCGCACACTGGCCAGATGCAGTGCCAGCTCGCTTTCCAGCGCTTCCAGCTCTCGCTCCCACGGGATACGCTTCCCGAGCACTGCCGCATCCTCTCCGATACCGGCATCCCAGTAGAGGGTGGTGCACCGAGGGCCGGTGGGATCCCCCAGCGTTACCCCTCCTGCCGACGAGGGCGCTACGCTCCGCATCGGTGATACTCGACGCACCGCTCTGCCGCCCCATGGAGAGCTGGTTCGTGATGAGGTTGCCCGTCAGGGGATATGCGACTGTGGCACCTTGGCAGGGAGCTTCCGATCCCACACGCACCACGTCACCCAGGAACGGAGCAGTGAGCCCTATCTGCGTATTCGACGCCGCCTGTGCCGACGGAACCTCTCGCTTCGAAACCGGCACCAGGGCCAGCGACGAGAGGACGATGACCAGAGCCAGCAGGACTGAACCGATGCGGTGCGACGGCACTCTCGTGGCCCTTTCGCCAACTCCGACACGACTCCTACACCAGCGGGTCCACCGGGAGCAGGTCCTTGCACCCAAAGGGGCGCGGGCAGCGCCAGGAGGCTACGAGAACCGGCCTCTGGAACAGGAGCGGGTGCTGATCCGCCCTGCCCCCTGACCCGACAGGAGCATACCACAACCGACAACCGAGTGTCAAGCGGAAACGACAGCATCCGCTGTCCACCGGAACCAGCGG